ACCCCGTCCGCACCAAGGTGTTGAACATCGCCGGCAAGGCCGCAGCCGTGCAGGCAGCCGTGAACGGCGGCAGTGCGTCTACTGGGCGCACATACACTGTCAAGGCGGGTGACAGCCTGTCTGGTATCGCTGCCAAGTATGGCACGTCGTACCAGGTGTTGGCGCAGATCAACGGCATCGCAAACCCGAACTTGATCTATGTCGGCCAGACAATTAAGCTACCGTAATACCAGGGGCGGCATTGTGCCGCCCCTGTATTTGTAAGGAGGAAATTATGAATCAATTCCAACCGATGGCGTCTGCATATATGCCCGTACAGCAGCCGTACTAACCATACCAACCATACCAACCGCAATACCAGCAGATGCCCACACACATGGTGCCGCAGATCTCTGGGCGCGTCGTCAATTCGCTTGACGACATCACCGTGCAGGAGGTGCCGACTGACGGCACCATGGCGTTGTTCCCAGCTGCAGACGGCAAATGCATCTACAGTAAGCGTTGGACGCCGGACGGCAACATCTTGACGATGCGTTTCGTGCCGGAGGCATCTGAGGCCCAGCCCAAGCAGCCGAGCCGGCTTGATATTATCGACAACCGTATTTCCGAACTGTTCGACGTGGTCGAGCGGATTGAAGATCGTTTGCCGTATGCGCCGTAGCGGTTACAGCGAGGAGTCTATCGACAACATCCGCCAAATGATGGAAGACGCCGACCCCGAGCGCAAGCGCCAGCTCAAGCGTGATCTCGAAGACCTAATGTCGGAGATGTAACATGAGGCCGTTCGTCTTGAACGGCGACGTATGGAGGCCGGTCCTTGTCGATCGCGACGACCCGCGGCTCATCGACCGGACCGGCACTTCCAGACTGGCAACGACCGATCCGTCGACAATGTGCGTGTACCTGTCAAATAGGCTACGCGGCCTCGACCTCGAAGTCGTGTTGACGCACGAAGTCGGGCATTGCGCAATGTACAGCTATGGGCTTCTCGATTCGCTCCACGCGATCATCCCTGAAGACACATGGGTCGACGTCGAGGAATGGGTATGCAACTACCTTGCGAACCGTGGGCGTGAGATCATCCACGCGGCCAACACGGCGCTCGGCCGCAATGTGCCAGTCATTAAATGAAGGAGGCGGCAATGATCGATATAGCAGTCGTCGAAGACGAGATCGCCGCACTCGAGGCAGAGACTGAGACGACATATGATATATGCGAGCGGTTGGCGTGCCTGTATACGGTGCGCGACCACCTGAAGGCGAAGCAACACGATGAGTCGAAATCATCTGAGTTCCTCACGGCAGCTGTCGGTGTCCCCACGCCTGAGCTCATGGCGGTCATCGACCAGCATATGGAGGCGATCAAAGTCGTGTACCCGTCGGAGTACAACGCCATCGTCGCCAAGATCCGCAGCCTGCACGAGGCGACGTGATCATTACCTGTCAAACACTGTCAAACACCTGTCACACTCTGAAAAGGGCCAGTGTGACAGGTGTTTGCATTTCTACGTCGCTTTTCTCATCACCTGTCAAGCTGTCAAACAACAAGGGGCCCCTATATTAGATATTTTTTATCTATATATCTAATAAGCATATATAGATATAAAAGTCAAATTATCTAAGGATAGGGGAGAAAATTGTGTGACAGTTTGACAGGCGGCGAGAAACGCGATGTAGTGATGCAACTTGCTGTCAAACAGGCCCAAAATGAGCCGTTTGACAGGTGTTTGACAGTGTGACATGTATTTCGAAAAAGTTATAAATACTCAGATAAATCGAAAGAGAATGTAGTAGAATAAGACTCGCCGATCGAAGGAGGTGAAAGATGAAAAGCCTATATGAAACGATCCGCGAGTTCGGCGATACTCAAAGCGAGCTCGCACGAATGCTCGGCATCACGGAATCCACGTTGTCGTGGAAGATCAACGGCAAAGCCGAGTTCAAGCAGTCGGAGATCAAGGCTATCGCCGACCGGTACGACTTGACGGGTGAGGAAATCAAGTCGATGTTCTTCGCCTAATGGACCTGTTCGCCTACCAGCAGGCCGCACTCGACCGAGTCGAAGGCAAACGCCGTTGCGCGTTCTACCACGACATGGGCCTCGGTAAGACATTCACCGGCGCGGCCAAGCTTATCGGCATGGGATGCGCGGTCAATCTCGTCGTGTGCCAGAAGTCTAAGATAGGCGACTGGCTTGACCACCTGCGCAACGTCGAGCACGTCAAAGCGTATGACCTGACAACTGGCGGGGCGGCGATGTTCCGAGAGTTGGCGGTGTTCAACTCGCCATTCCAGATATTCGGCGTCGTCAATTACGACTTGCTGTTCAGACGCGACTGGTCATACCTCAACGATTACGGTTTGATGTTCGATGAGTCGTCGTTGTTGCAAAACGCGACGTCGAAACGGACTAAGGCCGCGATGAAGTTGGCGGGCAAAGCCGATACACTCGTGCTCCTGTCGGGCACACCGGTCGACGGCAAATACGAACGGTTGTGGACGCAACTGCGAATGCTTGGCTGGCGTATTGACGAGAAGCTGTTTTGGCGGCAATATGTCAAATCGGAGACGACGATGCGCGAGGGTTTCCCGATCACGAAGGTGACGGGTTACAAGAACGAGGAGAGGCTGGTGCGTAAGATGAAGGGGCTCGGTTGCGATTTCCTCAAGACCGACGACGTCATCGATTTGCCGGATCAGCGTTTCATCCGTATCGACGTGCCGATGAGCGAGTATTACCGCAAGTTCGCCAAGACGAATGTGATTATGGCTTTCGGCCGTGATTTCGTCGGCGACACGGTGTTTGGTGACCTCACCGCCAAGCGTCAATTGGCGGCTGCGTATTCGCCTGCCAAAATCGAGGCATTCGGCGACTTGCTGAGCAGCACGAGTAAACGGCTTGTCGTGTTCTACAATTTCGATGTCGAGCTCGAAGGGCTCACGGAGGAGTTGGCGAAAAGGGGTAGGCCGTACGGCGTGCTCAACGGCAAGAAGCACGACCTGTCATCGTTTTTCGATACCGACGACGGGGTCGCGCTCATCCAGTACCAGTCTGGTGCGATGGGTGTGAACTTGCAGCAAGCCGACACGTGCGTCTATTTCTCGCCGCCGCTCGCGTCGTCGCTCTTCGAGCAGTCGAAGAAGCGTATCCACCGTGTCGGCCAAGACAAGCCGTGTACGTATTACGAGCTTGTATCTAAAGGCACGGTCGAAGAGAAGATCTACGATACGCTGGCGATGCGGCGTGACTACACCGAGAAGCTGTTCGAGATGGGAGGTGACTAATTGGCAGGTGAGAAGAACTTCGAGAACCGTCTGAAACGGTGGCTCGAGTCGCAAGGCGTATGGCACGTCAAGTTTTTCGCCAACCGCAACACACGTGCGGGTGTGCCGGACATCTTGGCGTGTATCAACGGCCGTTTCGTCGGCATCGAGCTCAAAGGCCCAAACGGCAAGCCGTCGCCGCTGCAGATATACCACTGCGGGAAGATAACGGAAAGCGGAGGCATAGCCGTCATCGTCTGGCCGGATGATTTCGCCCAGTTCAAACGGCTAGTACAACGCCTGAAGGAGAAAGGAGGAAATTGTGACGTTCAAGACCTCATATTCGAGGGTCGGTACCTTCACCCAGTGCCCGCGTAAATTCGAGCTCAACTATGTCGACGGCCTCGAAGTGCCGTTCAACTGCGATGCTGCGAACCCACTTGTGATCGGCACGATGCTGCATGAGTGTATCGAAGTCGGTGTCGACGAAGCCATCGCGAACTACAAAGCCGCGTACCCTGTCATGACCGATCTCATGGTCAATGAGCTTATGAAGATTCGCGTACTCGGTCAACGTGCCCGCGAGCTCGCATGGGGCATGCTGGACGACGACACCGGCCCGGTATTTGAGGTGAAGGTCGAGGACGACAGCGGTTTCGTCGGGTTTATCGATATGCTCATCCCTCGTGGCAAGGGCCTGTGGACGATGCTCGATTTCAAGTATTCGAACAACGTCGATAGGTACTTAGAAAGTGGGCAGCTCAGCGTCTATAAATATTTCTACGAGAAGACGCACCCCGGTGAGATCATCCAAGACATGGCATTCCTGATTGTGCCTAAGACGATGATCAGGCAGAAGAAGACTGAAGACCTCTATCAATTCCGCGAGCGCCTCGCCGCCACATTGGAAGACATGTGGCCTGCGCTGTACCGTGTCCAGTATGACCCCGAGAAAGTCGCCGACTTCGCAGTCGGCGCTTGCACGATGGCGAACGCCACCGAATTCCCAAAGCATGAGTCGCGCCTATGCGACTGGTGCGATTACAAAGATTTCTGCATAGGAGGAAATGATATGCTTATCCTGCCCAAGAACGAACGCCGCCCTGAAGCCGTCATCACCGAACCCGATATGTGGATCTACGCCGACAGCTATGTCGGCAAGTCGACGTTTGTCGACCACTTCGACGACGTGCTGTTCATCAACACTGACGGCAACACCCAGAACATCACGAGCCCGTTTATCCAGATTGCAGACGAGCTCGTGACCGAAGGCCGTATGAGCCATAAGGTGCTCGCATGGTCGAAGTTCCGCGAGGTCATCGACGAGTTGGAGAAGCACGACAACAGCTTCCACGTCATTGCGCTCGACTTGGTCGAAGACCTCTACGAGCATTGCCGATTCTATGTGTTCGACCAGCTCGGCATCAAGCATGAGAGCGATGGCGGTTACGGCAAGGGCTGGGACATGGTACGTACTGAGTTCCTCAGCCAGATGAAGCGCCTCAAGTCCCTCGGCTACCGCATCATCTATATCTCCAAGGAGCTCGTCACGGAGATCACGTACGCCAACGGCATGAAGGTCTCGACATTCAAGCCGAACCTGCCGGACAAGGTCGCGAATGTACTCGCCGGCACCGTCACCATGACGCTCCGCGCCTATATGGATGAGCGTGGCCATTTCCTCCAGCTCCGCAAGAACGAGAACGTCTTCGGTGGCGGCCGTATCGATTTCAAACGCGACCGTTGTGACCTCACTGTCGAGGCATTCAATGCCGCACTGCTCGAGGCACAGGGCACGAAGGCCGAGGCCGAGAAGCCGAAGACACGCAAGAAGGCAGAGCCAAAGCCTAAGCCTGAGGTTGAGGCTGAGACTGAGACCGAGGTTGTCGAGGAGCCTGATGCCACGGAGGAGAAGCCGAAGCGTCGTGTGCGTAAGGCCAAGCCTGTCGCCGAGGAGGAGCCGCCGTTCGACACCGAGGAAGCTGCAGAGCCCGAGGCTGTTGAGGAGAAGCCGAAGCGCCGCACCCGTAAGCGCCGCGTCGTCGAAGAGTAATTCACCGATTGAAAGGATATATCATGGATTTCAGTAAGTTTGACAAGATGGTCGACATCGACGGCCTCAAGAAGGACATTGCCGACGCCGAGGCAAACGGCGGCGGTGCCGATTTCAAGGATGTCCCGCATGGCAGCTACGAGGTCGCGATCGACAAGCTCGAGCTCACCGAGACCAAGAAGACCGGCAAGCCGATGGCGTCGTGCTGGATGAAGATCGTGAGCGACGGCGAGTTCAAGGGCCAGCGCATTTTCATGAACCAGGTCATCACGCAGGGCTTCCAGATCCACATCATGAACGCTTTCCTCCGTTCGCTGCTGCCCGAGGGTTCCGATATCGACGTCGAGTTTACGGGTTATGCCGAGTACAACGACTTGCTGCTCGATATTGCCGAGTATGTAGACGGCAAGTTCGAGTACGGTTTGGAGTACGGCGAGAATAACAAGGGCTTCGACACTTTCCAGATCACCGATATTTTCGAGCTCGACTAGGTGCGGCGATGCTCAATTTCTATGACTTTGAAGTTTTCAAACACGACTGGATGGTCGTAGTCATCAACCCCGTCACTCACGGTGAGCGCGTCATCATCAATGATGCCGACGCGCTCACCGCGCTCTACGAAGGGCACAAACGTGAGATTTGGTTAGGTTATAACAACCTCCACTATGACCAGTTCATTTTCAAAGGTATCTTGTGCGGCTTCGACCCGAAGGCGATCAATGATTTCATCATCGCCGAAGGCCACAAGGGCTGGCAGTATTCGAGTTTGTTGCGCAAGGTTTACATGGTCAATTACGATGTATTCCACCCGCGCACTGACAGGGGCCTTAAGACTCACGAAGCGTATCTCGGCAATGACATCTGCGAGACGACGGTGCCGTTCGACATCGACCGCAAATTGACCGATGCAGAGATCGCCGAGACCGTTAAATACTGTCGCCATGACGTCGAGCAGACCATTGAGGTATTCATGCAGCGCAAAAGTGAATTCGACGCCCGCATGGACCTGCTCAAAATGTTCGACTTGCCGTTGGTGTACCTCGGCAAGACCGATGCGCAGCTCACGGCGATCATCTTGGGTGCCGAGCGGCCTGCGCGCCCGCGCGACGACGAATTCGACATCATGCCGTTGCCGTGCCTCGATCTCGGCCCGTATGGTTTCATCCGTTCGTGGTACCTCGACCCGGCGAATCAAAATTATTCCGCGACACTCGATTTCGACATCGCAGGCTGCCCGCACAAGTGTGCATGGGGAGGCTTGCACGGCGCGATTGCACAATATGCCGGCGAAGGTTATTTCATCAATGTCGACGTCGAGAGTTATTACCCTGCCGAGATGATCGCGCACGAACTGCTGTCGCGCAATGTGCAGGACCCGTTGAAATTCAAGGGCATTCGAGACCATCGAATCGAATTGAAGCATGCGAAAGACCCGCGTCAGAAGGCGTTGAAACTCGTCGTCAACGGCACCTATGGTGCCAGCAAAGATAAGTTCAATGCACTCTATGACCCGCGGCAGGCAAACATGGTCTGCGTCAACGGCCAGCTCATGCTCATCGACCTCATGCACAAGCTCGTTCGCGATGTGGGTGCCGAGATCATCCAGAGCAATACCGATGGCGTGCTCATTCGCATGCCTGATGGTTTCGATGGCGGGCCTGATGCATTTTACGACCGCGTCGACGACGTGGCATATGAGTGGGAGCACCGTACCGGTATGGGCTTGGAATTCGATGAGTTTACCCGCGTTTACCAAAAGGACGTCAACAACTACGTCCTCGTGGCGGCAGACGGGTCGATGAAGACGAAAGGCGCGTACGTCAAGAAACTAGGGCCGCTCGACTACGACCTCGCCGTCGTCAACAAGGCGCTCGTCGAATTCATGGTGCATGGCGTGCCCGTCGAAGACACGATTGCGGCCGACGATGATCTGATTGATTACCAGCGTGTCGTGAAAGTGTCCGGCAAATACAAGTACGGCGTGCATGGGCATGAGCGGCTCACCGACAGGTGTTTCCGAGTATTCGCGTCCACACGTGAGTCGGACGGCATGATCGGGCGGGTCAAGGCCGGCAAGGCCAAGCCGGAGAAATTCGGCAACACGAGCGAGCACTCGTTTATCGACAATAGTGACGTTCACGATAAGAAGTGCCCGGGTTATTTGGATAAGGGTTGGTATATCCAACTTGCGAAAACGCGACTAGCGCAGTTTGGGGTGATGTGATGGATCGTCTATTTCTCGGTTATGTGAAGCTCAACGGCAAGAAGTGTGCGCAAAAACTGAAGGACGGCCGATACCTCACATTGGCCCAGGCGCGCAAGCTCGACGGCTATGGCGGAGTGCTCGCACCTGAGACGATTTTCATCGATGTCGACGACATGGCGCAGAGCGAGAAGCTTATGGATATCATCGAGGCCGAGCAGGTCGCATGCAAGGTCGTAGCGACGACTCGTGGCAAGCATTTCTATTTCGTCGGCTACCCCAGAGGCATGAAATGCAAGACTCATGCACGCCTGGCCATCGGCATTGACGCCGACATCAAAGTCGGGTCGAAAGCAACATACGGCAGTTTGAAAGTCGACGGCCACGAACGTGACGTCATCTATGACATCGAACCCGATGAGGAGTACGACGAGCTGCCATGCTGGCTCAGGCCTGTGCAGTATACGCCTGAGTTCGGCGAGATGGAAGAGGGCGACGGCCGCAACCAAGCGTTATTCAACTACATCTTGACGCTGCAGTCGGAGGGTTTCACGAAAGACGAGGCGCGCGAGACCCTGGCCGTCATCAACCGGTACATGTTCGAGAAGCCTATGGAGCAGCAAGAGCTGAGTGTCGTCTACCGCGACGACGCTTTCGCCGAAGATGTTTTTTTCAACAAAGGCACGTTCCTGTTCGACAAGTTCGCCGAGTACCTCAAGAACGAACACCGTATCATCAAGATCGGCCATCAGCTCCACGTATACCGCGACGGTGTCTATGTGTCCGGCAATTTGCTCATCGAGAACGCGATGATCCAACATTTGCCTATGCTGTCGAAGGCCAAGCGCACCGAAGTGTTAAACTACCTCGATGTGCTTATCCAAGACGATGCACCCGCAGCCGACGCCGATTACATCGCGTTCGCCAACGGCGTGTACGACCTCAAGACGGGTGAGCTCATGCCGTTCTCGCCGGAATTCGTGATCACGAACCGCATCCCGTGGGAGTACGACCCGACGATTTGGTCAGAGTTCACAGATAAGACGCTGCGCAGCCTCGCCTGCGGCGACGACGGAATCTACTCATTGTTGGAGGAGGTTATCGGCTACCTGTTCTATCGGCGTAACGAGCTCCGCAAGAGTTTCATCTTGGTCGGTGACAAAGCAAATGGTAAGTCGACCTATCTCGACATGCTCAAAACGCTGCTCGGAGACAGCAATACGTCGGCGCTCGACCTGGCCGAGCTCGGCGAGAGGTTCAAGACGGCTGAGCTGTTCGGCAAGCTGGCCAACATCGGCGACGACATCGGCGACGAGTTTATCGCCAACCCGGCGATTTTCAAGAAACTCGTAAGCGGTGACCGCGTCAACGCGGAGCGTAAAGGCCAAGACCCGTTTGATTTCTCGAGTTACGCCAAGCTTCTGTTTTCGGCGAATTCCATGCCACGCATCAGGGACAAGACCGGCGCCGTACTCGACCGCATCGTGCTCGTGCCTTTCAAGGCGACGTTTTCGAAAGACGACCCGGACTTCGACCCGTACATCAAGTACAAGCTCCACTCGCCCGAGGTCATGAGTCACCTGATCAATATCGGCCTCAAAGGGCTCGAGCGAGTGTTGGCGAACCGCGCATTCACGATGCCTGAGGTCGTCGTCAAGGAGATCGAGGACTACCACGTCGCCAACAACCCCGTCCTCGGTTATTTCGAGGATACGCCCGTCGACGAGGTGGTGAACGAGTCGACGGCGCTTGTATACGACTACTATATGGCCTGGGCTATCAGGAACAACCTGAAGCCGCTTGGCCAAAACGAGTTCACCCGCCAGGCCAACAAACATTATGGGCTGGCGAGCAAGACCTGCCGTGTCAACGGCAAACGCGTACGCATTTTCGTAAAGGAGTAAACCATGCCCATCATCATCGAAGGCCCTGACGGCGCCGGCAAGTCCACGCTTGCGAAGTCGCTGGCCGACAGGCTCGACATGAACATTTTGAAAATGACCGCCAACGGCGGCCAGTCGGCATGTGAGTACGAGCAGAAGCTCGCATGCGACGGTGTCATCATCGACCGTTGCTGGGTGTCGGAGCAAGTGTACTCCGACCTGTTCGGCCGCGAGCCGCGTATCGGCAATGACGACGCCGAGGCGTTGACGGAGTTCTGCGGGCTCGTCGGTATCCCGATCATCGTGCTTTTGCCGCCGCTCCATGTCGTCATCAGCCGCCTGAACGAACGTGGTGACGAATACGCCGATGTCGTCTGCCCGAACATCGTCGAGATCTACAAGCGTTACCAGGAGTGGGCTAAAGCACACGACAACGCGATTGTGCTCGAAGACAACAACCCGGCGACCGCCATGGTGGAGGTGCTCAAATGCATGTTGTAGGCAAGTCGATGAACGACATCTACCGCCAACTCTGTGGCAAAATATCGGTACAGGGCCACGAAGTGGCAGGTACCAAGGAAATGCTTAACAGCGGTTTCACGCTGCTCGACATCACCGATAACATCGCGACGGCACGCACGGGCTATTCGCTATCGTATATGTTGGGTGAGCTCGCATGGTATTTCACCGGTCGCGAAGATGTCGAATTCATTTCGAAGTTCTCGTCATTTTGGGAGCGTATCAGTGACGACGGCGTGACGAACCGGTCTGCGTACGGCGCCATTGTATTCAACCGCTATGGCTTCGACCAGGTCGCACAGGTCATCGATACTCTCAAGCGCGACCCGTATTCACGCCGTGCGGTCATCAATTTCAACGTGCCGAACCCGAAGCGTTTCGAGACGAAAGACGAGATCTGCACCATCGCGCTCGTGTTCGAGCTCCGCAGGGGCAAGCTCGATTGCACCGGCATCATGCGTTCCAACGATGTGTGGCTCGGCACGCCCTATGATGTCGTGTTCTTCACTGAACTGCAGAAGCACATCGCGAACGAGCTCGGCGTCGGCTACGGCAAGTATACGCACATCGCGGTGTCGCTCCACGCATATGAGAAGGACATCGACCGCGTCCGCGAAGTATGGTGTTGCAAGCAGGCGGCGCCGCACCTCAAGTTCGACATCGAGAAGTTTTTGGCCCATATCTCGGAGATCGAACGCATCGCGATGTCGTCCGATGAGCCGAGGCCTGCCGTCTCTGAATATTGTCTCAATAACGCCATCGTCATGGAGGTAAAGGATGAAAATTAAGATCAACCGTATTGCAGAGGGCGCCGAAATCAAGCTCCCGGCCCGCGCACACTACAACGACGCCGGCGCAGACGTCTACACCACTTTCGGCGAGACACTGAAGCCGCATGAGACCCGCCGCATCCCGTTGGGCTTCTCGCTCGAACTGCCCGACGGCGTCATGGCCTGCGTGTTCCCGCGATCAGGCATGAGCCTCGAAGGCCTCGTGTGCGAGCTGCCGCCGATCGACTCCGGCTATACCGGCGAGGTGCATGCGATCGTCACCAACTTGACCGACAAGCTAAAGAAGGTCCCCGGCGGTACCCGTATCGGCCAGCTCGTCGTCATGCCCATCGTGTTGGCAGACTTCGTCGAGCAGTTGGGCGAGGAGAGGGGCGACGGTGCTTTCGGATCGACCGGCGAGGCCTAGTAAAGCCGAGTATTACCTCGACATCGCGCTTGCGGTGGCGGCCAGGTCGACGTGCCTGCGCCGCCGCTACGGCGCCGTGATTGTGGCCAACGACGAGATCATCGCGACTGGCTACAACGGCGCCGCCCGCGGTGATGTCAACTGCGTCGACGCAGGCGTATGCCATCGCTGCGGCCATGGTCATAACGACGGCGATTACGGCTCATGCCCTGCAGTACACGCCGAGATGAACGCAATGTTGTCGGCATCACGCTCTGAGATGATCGGCGCGACGTTATACTTGGCAGGCGTCGACCTCGAGACTGGTGAGCGCATCCTGCCTGATGAGATCTCACCGTGCCCCGTGTGCATGCGTATGATCGGTAACGCCGGTGTCGATGTCGTCACAGGCGCATAGAAATAGAAGAACGCCCCAGACGCTCAATTGCATCTGGGGCGTTCTCCCCACAAGGAGGAAGGTGCGGTGGCCCAAAACCGCACCTCCTATTTTATCACACGTAATGTTATTAGGCGTTGACCCACTTGAGCGCATTCTTGATGCAAAGCTGCTTGTGCTCGTTCGTGAACTCCTTGCGGCCCATCAGTACCCACTTGCCGGACTTGCATTCGCGGCGGACGTAACGCACGCAGTAGTCGTCGAGGACGATCTTCACGCAACGGTTGCCATTGGTGATTTCGTACGCCTCATTGAACGGCTGGGCGAAAGCGTTGTACTCGAGCTTGACGGCATCATCGAAAGTCTTAGTCATTGTGTTTCCCTTCCTCGTGGTTGACAAGATTATATTACCCGATAACTACCTGAAAGTACACAGCTATTTTCAAATAAATCAAAAAAGTTTTCGATGAATTTAAAATAAGTATGTGCACGAGCGCACGCACGTGGGATAATGACCTTGTCAACCAGAAGGAAGAGCAAAATGAAACCCATCAAGATCACCAAGCAGGACCAGTTCAGTTGCGAGCGTACGTTCGCCATCCGCCGCGACGAGGCTTGCGGCAAGGTGTTTCTCGCCGAGATCGACCCCGATTTCGGTTTCGAGTCGTTCTGTGGCGTGTTCGACTCCGAGACGGCCGCACTCGACCGCATCGAAATGCTCATCTACTAAATGAAAGGAACAACCGTGGACATCAAGAAATTCACCGACGACGAAATCATCACCCTCAACACCGTGCGCAAGCACCCGTGTATCTCCGAGGGCGGCGAGTGCTACATCGTCTCGAGTTACACCATTTTCGATGATGGTGAGCATATCGCAGTCACCGACAAGGTCGACGTCAATGTTTTCGCCACTGCGGCTGAGGCTTACAAGTGGGTGGGATCGATGAGTAGTAAGCGTGACGATTCCTGCTCCGTGCAAAAGCACGTCTATAACGTTCGTTTCCATAACACGGATTAACACCACCGACACAAGGAGAAAGGAAACACCATGGCAGATGTAACGTTCACTGAGAAGGAACTCGGTTTCATCAACGAATGCGCGATCGACAAGAAGGGCGTGCTGGTCGAGATGCCGGCGAACCCCTTCCCGTCGCTCTACCGCAAGGGCGTCATCGCCAAGAAGGGCGACGACCTCACAGTCACGAAGGACTTCCGCGAAATGTTCTGCCTCGCCGACCAGGTCGTGCATATCGACCTCACTAAGGCCGAAGGCGAGCCTGAAGACGACAGCAAGAAATTCAAGTACGGCGAGACAGGCGACGTGATCATCGAGGACGAGCCTGTGGATTATGCGGGCTTCCGCCAGGCGATCGCTGCCAACCTCCGTGACCGCCGCACGAAGGGCATCGACGAGTTCCAGCTGATCGACAAGGCCGTGCAGGTATACGATGCAGCGCGCGAGGCCAGGGCGGCCAACGGCGACGAGGGCACCCGCTCTGAGCACACGACAGTCGGCAGCCGCAAGCACTGGCGTTACGACTTGGCCGATACCGTGTCGGCATATTTCGGCGTCGGCATAGAAGTCGACAAGCGTGAGATCGTATTCACCGGCGACCTGTACATGGCCGGCGCAGCAGAGCTCACATTCGAGTATCTGTTTAAAATCGGCAACCGCCGTGCGCAGCGCTGCTACGACGAGCGCCTGTTCGCAGGCGAGCCCACAGTCGGCGTGTACGCAGAGAAGGCAGCGGAGTTCATGGCCGAAGTCGAGAAGCGCCTGCAACATGAAGGCGCTGACATCGAGGTCGACGGTGAAGTCGTCGGCGAGGTAGTCGTCGACCTCGATCATGCTGAGAAGTAAATGTTGTAGCCAGGCAGCAGAATAGCCGCCTGGCATTCGTTAAAACATTTTGAAAGTATTTTCAATTTATCGAAATATCGACAAACCGAAAGTAGTACAATGGCCTTATCGGCCAAACGAAGGAGGAACAAATGCCTGAGTATATTGTCTTCGTCATGCCGCCGAGTGATGAGGATGCCGAGCCGTTCGACATCCCGGAATGGGGTTATGGCGACGCAGTCGCGACCGCGGAGCGTTACCGCGAGCGCGGTTGGAAGGCATGCATCATCGATTACGGCATGCCGTTCGTGCCGTGGCGTGCTGGGCGCCTAGACGGCCCCGACATCCGCGTCATGGCGCGTACATGCGACGAGGCATGCATCCGCGCACGCGCCATCAGCCACGATTGCATCAGCTTCCAGAGGGAGGACTAACCATGCGTGATTTCGTCTACACCACATTGACGGTCGTGGGGATAGTGGCCACGGCCGTCGCCGCGGCATATGCGTTCGCAGACCGCGGTTATTTCGCCGTAGGCGGCGAGTATGCGTTCCTGGCCCTACCTCTGCTCGGCATGTGCGTCGAATACGCCATCAAGGACCGATGATATGGGTGTCGTCATCATGCACGGCGACCCACAGCGCCAGTGCCGACATCGATATTCGATATATTCAACGGGAGGCATTCAGTGTTAATTGGTGAGGTAAAGCATTTCAAATACGTCTATGCGGACGACAAACCGCAATTCACGAAACCACTTGAGGAGGCAGCGGAGCTATTCACTGCTTGGCAGTTCTGGGTACAGCGGCGCGGCAACCAGAGGTATTCGGCGAAGGCACGTGAGAAGATGCTCGACAAAGCAGCAGACGTGATCCAAGCGGTCGTCAACTGTGTCGCATCGGTCGGTGTCGACGACATGTCGGAGCTGATGAGGCGTTGCGAGAAGCGCAACGACAGGAAAGGTAGGTATTGATGCAAATTGAAGTTGTCGTAATTACGGAGCGGAGGCCGGTCACCGTGCACGGGCACAGCGGCAGCCTGATCGGGTGGTTCCAACAGGGCGGTTTCCTCGGGAACAACCAGAAGCCCGTCGGGCTCGTCGAGTTTGCAGACGGCACGGTCGGAGAGTACGAGGCGAAGGAGGTGCGCTATGTCGACCATACATAACTGTGTGTATTATGACAGGGACATCATGCGCTCGTGTATCTACGGGCTCGCAGTCGGTGACGCCCTCGGCGTGCCATATGAGTTCTGCGAGCGCGGTACGTTCGAATGCACTGGCATGGTGGGTGGCGGCACACATGGGCAATTCGCCGGCACTTGGTCCGACGACACGTCGATGGCCTTGTGCATATGCTCGAGCATCAAGCGGCTTGCGTATATCGATGTGGCAGACATCGCTGGCAGGTTCCGCAGATGGCTTGAACATGGCGATTTCACGTGCGATGGGTATGCCTTCGACGTCGGCGTGACATGCAAGGGGGCGATCTCGACCGGTGTACCCGGGAAGTCATATGACGAGTGCGGCAACGGCTCGCTCATGAGGACGGCGCCGCTCGCCATGTTCAACTACCTCGATTTCGGCAAAATACGCGACGTGTCTGCAATCACACATGCCCACCCAGTGGCGGAATGGTCCTGCGTCACGCTATGCGACATGTTGTGGACTATCCGCAATTCCGGCACACCGGCGAAGACCGATTTCTGGCGCAGGTACGGGCACATCGTGTCGAGGCCGGTCGAGGCTGTCAAAAGCGATGGCTACTGCGAGCACACGCTCGAGGCCGCGCTCTGGTGTTTCATGAACACGGGCTCATATGCAGACTGCGTACTTACTGCCGTCAACTTAGGCGACGACACAGATACGACTGCGGCCGTGGCCGGTGCGCTCGCAGGCGTGTATTACGGTTTCGAGGCAATCCCGCCGAAGTGGGTCGGCCAGCTGCGTGGCAAGGCAGTAATCGATCAATGTATTTAGGAAGGTGATAGACGATGATTGACGGGTATCTGCTGAACATGCGTGTGTTCAATAATGTGAGTGACAGCAAGGGGCAGGCGCTCAAGCCACTTGAGGAGGCAGCCGAGATCTTCGGTGCGTGGCAGGCGCACTGCAATATGCGCTTTGCCTCGCGGGGTGCGTGCGGGGCGTTTCGCAGGGATCTTATCGACGAATGCGTGGACACAGTGCAGGCGGCAGCGAACATGCTGGCCGCCGTCGGCGCCACACAGGGCGAGGTCGACGCCGCCATCAAGCGCATGGACGAGCGCAACGGGGACCGAGGCAGGCTTTAGAAAGGAACGATGATGTACACTAAACTCCCAGAGGACGCCAAACCAGAGATTAAGGCGACGACGTGCGAACAGTATGTGCTGATTCGGCTCCAAGTGGCCGAACAGACAGTCGAGGACTTGACTGCCGAGGTGGATGAGCTCAATTCCAAGATCGCCGAACTCGAAGCTGCACGCGATAGCGAGATCGCACAATTCATTCGCGATAAGGGAAGGGACGTAATTGTTCACCAGGCGCGGAGCTGGTCGTCTGAAGGTGAATCGATTACCCGGGATGGTAAGGTTAAAACTTTTGCCGATTGGGTAAGTGATTATATCGATAAATATTCAATCCCCCACTTTATGACTAAGGATGAGTTCCTTTTTGTGTTCGAGCCGGAATTGAAGAGTATCTATATCGATTTGGTCGACGAAGCCAGGGAGGAAACAAATAATGATTGATCTACCCAAAGACGCAGAGGGCCGCGATATTCCGTTGGACACAAAAGTGTTGTATGACGCGGACGGTAACCAGTACGAGGTGTCACGCTTCACATATTCTGTATCGAGAGACTGTGACAATTGGGAGGTCGAGTTCGTCACTGGATATGACAGATACGCCTCGGAGACACTCCTAAAACCGTCAGATAGTTGGGAGAAGCTGTTCGAGGACTTGAAAGCAGTCGAAGACTACGGGAATTTATTCTATATCTATAGTCCGGTATGTCGCTATACAAACATGGTCCATAAACCATGTGCCGACTGCGAGTTCTACGGAGGGCATAATTGCGTTGGCAAAATGTGCGCTGACATTGTCGATCGCATTCGCAAGTTGAGGGGTGAAGGCAAATGACGACTATGAAACCGTGCCCGAAGTGCCACACCTTCGCGCAGATCGATTATGTGCCCACAGGCCCGTCGGCCAACGAGCGCAGGCCGGGCAACGTGCAGTTGACACGCGAGGGTATCGAGCGATGGAACGGGCATTGCGACGACTGGGAAGGGATATTTAACCATGAGTGAGAAAACATGCGCCATATACGCCACGTGCGTCACATGCCCCAACTGCGGCAAGCAGATCGATTTCCATGCCGGGCACATCGACAACGGCCGTGTATTCGTCTGCGAGAAGGGCAAGCCGCTCACGCGTGAGGTCAGGTATTACTGCAGGCACTGCGACTCGACTGTCATTTTCCTCAAGAAATGCGAACCGAAAGTGGTTGACCATGACTGAGTACGAGCCTGCAAGCGGCTACAACATGCCCCCTGGGTGTTTCGACGACGACATCGACCGTGCGTTCGGCGGCGAGCGGCGCTACTGCAGTGAGTGCAGGCATTGTATCGTATCGGACGAACTCGACTGCTGCGTCTGCGCGCCCAAGCTCGCCGATGCGGTCGCGAAGCTCAAGGGCACGCAGCGCTGGTCGCCGAAATACATCCTCGCGGCGGTCGAGGACGCGCTCATATACGAAGACGACTGCTGCGCCGGTTTTGAGGAGTGACGATTGCCGTAAGTGGGAGGAGGAATAATGGCTGACTATGAGCGTCTCCGATTGGTCGCTGACGCCATACGCCGCGAAGTGGCGTATCGCCCAAGCCGCACGATGTCCGAATGGTGGTGCAGGCTGCATGAAATGGTAACTGGAGTTGACGATTACCCTAACCCGAGGGAGACGCTTTCGGCATTGGCGGATTTAATCGAACCGGAACCGGGGCGCACGTGCCGAATGATCGATAACGGTGCCGAGCCCTGCTGTTCTGAGTGTGGTTGCAGACACCCATACGATGATGAGCCCAAGTTCTGTATGGGCTGTGGCGCAAGGGTGGTGGAGTATATGTAGAAACATGCCTAGAAATGATTCTAGCATACGTAGAAGGTGCAGTTTTGCGCTGGCGCGTATACTTGTAGGGCCCTGAGGCAAATATATGCCTCAGGGCATTTATTTTGCATTTCCCGACGATTTTGCATGCGTTTTCGCATTTCCCGACGATTTTGCATGCGTTTTTTGTAAATTAGCATGGTTGACAGGTAGTAGGTGTCAAAACACGACGTAGATCGGCACGTTGAGCGTGTTTGTGCGATTACCTGTCAACCATGCTGTCACACTGTTTTTGGGCCAGTGTGACAGGTAGTAGACGATAAAACGCGATGTAGACGCATGTTTTTGTCACTACCTGTCACACTGGCAAACGACAAGGGGCCCCTATATTAGATATTTTCTATCTATATATCTAATAGATTTATAAATATATATTTTCAAAATATAGGGGTATAGGGGAGCGTGTCAGTGTGACAGTGTGACAGGTAGTTGTAAACACGTGCATCTACATCGCGTTTTGTCAGAACTACCTGTCACACGGTGCAGATAAATCGAAAAAAGCGGTGTGACACCAGTGTGACAGCGGTGTGACAGGCAGTAGATGGCATATATGTTTACCTCGATTAACTCATTGAAGCGTTTCAATTTTGAAGGGTGGGTATATCCAATCCAGTCGGTCAATTGCCGTAGGTTACCGTGAATCGCCGTCGAAGCGCCGTACAATATATTCCGATAGACAAGGAGGGATGTTTTGCCGTATATCAAGTTCAACAACGCGATACAGCGCAAGCGGTATTGGCTCGGCGAGGACGGCATCGAGCTGATCAACGACTGGAGGCGCAGAGGCCTCTCGGTGAAGACGATCGCCGAAGACAAGATCGGCATCGCACACAGTACGCTCATGAGATGGCGCCAGCAGTCGCCCGAGTTAGACAAGGCGCTCACCGTCACCGAGGACCTCGTAGACGGCCAGGTCGAGGGCGCCCTGCTCAGGCGGGCGTTGGGGTACGACTATTTCGAGGAGACATGGGCGCTCGACACCGACACAGGCCGGGAAGTGTTGACGAAGAAAGTCAAGAAGCATGTGCCGGCAGACGTGAAGGCCATCGCCATGTGGCTGTTCAACCGCCGCGGTGACGCCTGGCGTTCGATGCAGCCCCAGCTCCCTGCCGATGACGGTGACATCATCGACGTGAAGAACGTGCTCGTGCAGATCGAGGAGGCGGCAGATGGAGATAAGGCTGACGCGTAAGCAGGCCGAATATGTGCGCGAGGCGCACCACCGCTGGAACCTCGCAACAGGGGCTGTGCGCTCCGGCAAGAGCCACCTGGCAGTGCAGTATACGATCCCCGACAGGCTGATCAAGTTGCGCGGCAAGAAGGGCCTGGCGTTGATTCTCGGCGCCACGAAGGAGAACATCGAGCGCAACGTCTTGACGCCGATGCGCGACATGTGGGGCGACCGGTTTGTCGGCGACATCAACGCCCGCAACTGGTGTGAGATCTTCGGCGAGCGCGTGTACTGCATCGGTGCGGAGAACGCAGGCCAGGTATCGAAGCTCCGAGGCTCAGAGGTAAAGTTCGCGTATTGCGACGAGATCTGCGACATCCACCCCGATGTGTTCGAGATGCTCAAGAGCCGCCTAAGCCTGCCGTATAGCGAATGCCATGGCGCATGCAACCCCGCAGGCCCCACGCATTGGCTCAAGCAGTTCATCGACAAAGGCGAGGCCGACCCGGGTATCGACATGTTCGTGCAGAGGTACACGATCGACGACAACCCGTTTTTGCCGCCGGCCTATGTCGCAGGCCTCAAGGCAGAGTACCGCGGCACGGTGTACTACGACCGATACATCAGGGGCCTGTGGGCTAAGGCCGAAGGCCTCGTGTACCCGAACTGGAAGGACGCCCAGGAGCCGACATGGTCACCGCATGACGTACGCGGCTACTGCGTGAGTATCGACTACGGAACACAGAACCCGTTCCATGCGATCAAGTGGATGCTCGACTCTGCCGGTACCTGGCATGCGGTCGGCGAATACCGCTATTCAGGACGCGAGGAAGGCAGGCAGAAGACAGACCCCGACTATGTCGACGACTTGGTCGTGTTCACGAACGACGCACCTGAAGACGCGGAGGTCGAGGTCATAGTCGACCCCAGCGCATCGTCGTTCATCGCGCAGCTGCGAAAGCGCGGCGGGTTCAAGGTGAGGAAGGCCGACAACGACGTCGGTGACGGCGTGCGTGATACCGCGAGCGCCATGCAGTTAGGCCAGGTCAAAATCGGGGACACGCTCACGGAATTGGCACGTGAGTTCACCGGCTATGTATGGGATGATAAGGCAGACCAAGACAAACCTGTCAAGGTTGACGACCACGGCATGGATGCGCTGAGGTATTTCGTGAGGACGAAACGCGTGTACAAGCCGCGTGACATGGTATACGAGTCGCCGTTTACGGGCGGCGCAGACGAGGGGCCTAGGAGGTTCGCATTATGAGATGGGACGAGGTACGCGACGACAAGTCGCGCATGCTCACGTACCAAGATTTCGTGGAGGCGGGCGACGCCAACCGCAAGGGCTTCGTACTGGAGGCGATCGAGCGGCATAAGTCGGGCAAGGCATACCGCATGGCACGCATGGCCGATGCATATGACCGCCAGGAGAACACGACGATCAACACCTATGTGCAGAAGGTCTTCGACATCACCGGGTCCAAGCTCGTGGACTTCACCGCGAGCAACAACAAGATCGCCAGCAATTTCTTCCACCGCTTGAACACACAGCGCACGATGTATTCGCTCGGCCAGGGCGTGTCGTTCATCGATGTCGATGAGGTGGGCAAGGAGGACAAGACCAAGGAGAAGCTCGGCAAGCATTTCGACCACGACCTGCGTACGCTCGCATACGATGCGCTCATCCACGGCGTGTGCTTCGGCTTCTGGAACCTCGACCGCATGTTCGTGTTCCCGCTGACTGAGTTCTGCCCGCTCTGGGACGAATATGACGGCATGCTCAAGGCCGGCATCCGCTTCTGGCGTATCGACAGCTCGCGCCCGATGCAGGCAGTGCTCTACGAGGCCGACGGCTACACGCGTTTCCAGAGCCGCCAAGACGCGAACGGCGTCACGGGCGAGCGCCTCGAGGTGGTCGAGGAGAAACGGCCCTATATCGAGAAGACGAGCTATACGCCCGCTGACGGCATCGAACAAGTCATCGGTGGCGAGAACTACTCGGCATTGCCAGTGGTGCCGATGTGGGGCTCGAAGCTCCACCAGTCGACGTTGGTAGGCATGCGCCAGGCGATCGACAGCTACGACCTCATCCGCAGCGGCTTCGCGAACGACCTCACCGACTGCGCGCAGATCTATTGGCTCGTGTCGAATGCTGGCGGCATGAGCGACAAGGACCTGCAGAAGTTCCTCGACCGCCTGAAGATCAACCACGTCGCGCTCGTCGATTCCGACGACGGCGGCAATGCGCAAGCGTATACCCAGGAGGTCCCGTACGCGGCACGCGAGAAGTACCTGCAGATGATCCGCGACGGCATCTACGAGGACTTCGGCGCCCTCGATGTTCACACGGTGGCGGCAGGCGCGACCAACGACCACATCGACGCGGCGTACCAGCCTATGGACGAGGAGGCGAGCGATTTCGAGTACCAAGTCTCAGAGTTCGTGCAGCAACTACTCGCCCTCATGGGTATCGAGGATACGCCGGTGTTCAAGCGCACCCGTATCAGCAACCAGAAAGAACAGGTCGACATGGTCATGAGCGAGGCGCAGTACCTCGACCATGAGACGATCCTCCGCAAGCTGCCGAACATCTCGCCCAGTGAGGTGTCGGCGATCAAGGAACGTCTCGACGCCGAGGATGAGGGACGCATGGGTACGCTAGTGAACACCACTGCACCCTCCGGCGATGAAGACGATGACGATGACGATGACGGCATGCTTTAGCGTTTAAGGTGGTCCTACCGTGAAAAAGATCCATTCAGTTGATGAGATCCCCCTCATCCAGCTCGAGTCTGGGTGGAAGTATACAATGGTCAACGGCTATACGCCGACAATGGTATTCCATACGGCTGACGACGCGATTAAAGATGCCTTGAACTTCGGTGGGTACGAACTCGTATCAGTTGAAGACCATGCGCCTTCGACTGGTGCTAAGACTAAAAAGCCTCCCACCGTTATTAAGACGGAATTGCCTACTGTTACCAAGACGCAATACTTCGATGGCTTCCAGATCGATACGTATTCAGACGGCACTTATGGCTACATGACGGATGGCGGCAAGCACAAAGAGGGCTATAAGTCGAAAGACGGCTGCAAGAAGGCTGCCACCAAGCTCGCCGCCACAGAGCCGAAGGGCCCGCAAGTCCTGAAGAGTGAAGACAAAGGCGGCTATGTCGTCAACACGTTCACTGACGGCACTTACGGGTACATGATGCCCGACGGCACTTTCAAGAACGGCTACAAGTCGAAAGACGGCGCCGGCAAGGCAGGCAAGAAGCTCGCCGAGAAGGCCGCGAAGGCGCAGGAGAACACCCAGGCCAAGTTGCTCGAGAAGCAGGCGCAGGAGCTGCAGGAGAAGCTGCAGCTCACCTACAACGATGCGATCGACGGCATGACGGCACGCATCGAGGCCTCGCTCGAGGAGTTCGCTGCCGAAGATGCTAAATGGCAAGCCGACGTCGCCACCGGCAAGAAGGACGCGAAGGCATATAAGGCCTGGCGTAAGGATCAGGCGTTGCACAACGACCAGCTCAAAGCCCTCAAGAAGACATTGACACAGGACCTCACCGCGGCCGACAAGATGGCGATGGCGTATGTCAACCAAGTGCCGGCCGGTGTGTACGCAGAAGGCATGAACTTCGCGACGTATGAGATCGAGCACGGCGCTAAGGCGAACACGTCTTTCACGCTGTACAACAAGAACACCGTCATGGAGCTCGTCGCGAACGAGCCCGACCTGCTCCCGCAAGCTGCGTTCGATAAGGCGAAAGATTCTGCATGGAACAGCCGCCACGTCACGTCTGCTGTGACGCAAGCCGTGCTGCAGGGCCAGACGGTCCCGCAGCTCGCCGCATCGATCGCGGGTATCGCCGCCATGGACCAGCGTGCCGCGATGAAGGCGGCACGTACCGCCATCACGAGTGCGCATTCGCTCGGAAAGCTCAAGGGATACGAGCGCGCCGCCGATATGGGTATCGATGTCAAAAAGCAATGGCTTGCGGCGCTCGACTCGCGCACACGCGGCAGCCACCGCCACCTAGACGGCGAGGTCGTCAAACTCGATGCCGAGTTCAGCAACGGGCTGAAGTACCCCGGTGACCCGGATGGTCCCGCATCTGAGGTCTACAATTGCCGCTGCACGCTTGTGCCAGTTATCGGCGATGTGGAGTATGACGAGGTCGAACGTGCCAACAAACTCGGCAAGATGAGTTATGAGGAATGGAAAGCCGAGAAGCTGACCAAAGAGCCGAAGCTTGCAAACTCACTCGACAGCCAGTTGAAGGATGTCGATAACGAGATCGACGTATTGAAAGAGCTCATGAAGAGTTCAGATAAGACATATTCTGGCATTTGGATAAACCCCGTGACACTTGCCGATTGGAACGCGAAGAAAGACACGATCCCAGAGAAACTCGAAGAGTTTAATGAGCAACTCGCTAAGGCAGGCGATAACTCATCGTATGCGGAGTGGGTTCAGAAGCTTATCGACGACACGAAAGAGTTCGATAAGCAAGGCCAGATATACCAAACGTATATTGATAAAATGTCGGCATTGAAGCTCAAGCGGCAGTCGATCCACAAGCAGATGGTCGATACCGGACTTATCGAAGATACGACTTTTAGTAAAGAGCGTAAGGCGAATGCATGGAAGTTCACTTCACCGGCTGAAGCCGACAAGCATTTCCGAGAAGTAAGCGGCAAAGTCTGGCGCAGAGCTACCGCAGCAGAACGTGAGGGTATCTACGGCTATACATCGAGTTCCGGTGCATGGAACCGCCCGTTATCAGGTTTCCGCAAGCCGTATAACGATTATGGTACGGGGTGGGAGAAGGAGTTCTATAAGGGTCCTGGCAAAGTTTGGATCGATTATGAGGGTGAGGGCGCGGCGATCCGCAATATGACGTCGCTTATCGAGAAATCATCGTATGACCACGACACCTGGGTCGTGCGCGGTTGCGACTACAACGCCATGGAGTCGTTTTTCGGTACGAGCGAATCGAAGTTGAGCAGTATGAGTACTGATGAGCTCAAATCGCTCGTTGGCACGTCGAATCGCATCGAATCGTTCGTATCGACTGGCGCTGCTACCGGTAAAGGCTTCGGCAACAAGTCGGTCGCCATGGAGATCTATTGTCCTGCCGGGTCTGAGATGATGTACGCCGAGCCGTTCAGTGCATATTCAGGTGCGACGAATTACCACGGTTACGATTGGGACGGTAAGAAGAAACAGAACCATTTCGGTAGTGAGTTTGAGATGATCTTGCAACGTGGTGGTTACTACACCGCGACAGACGTGTACAAAGACGATGATGGCAAGATGCATGTCGTGCTGGAGCTGCACCCCGAGCAGGGTTACGATAAGTTCCAGCAGGACCCTAAAGAATGGACTGGCTCGAAGGACAAATACAGGTAAGGAGTACCATGGCCACTGAGAAACAGAAAGTACCCAACCTCGAGCTCGACGACTCGTTTGGCTGCCTGAAGCGCAACCCCCGCAAATGCCGGACCTGTGCGAACGCACACGGCCCAGCGCCGTGGGAGGACTCGCCCGACAAGTCGTATTGCCTTGCATACGAGCGCCGCCTCGGCAACATCAAGCCCGATGCAGTCTACTTCGACGGCGCCGACTGCCCGTTCTATATCGAGGAGGCATGATATGGCCGACGGTGTTACGGTGAAGCAGGACAACACCGAGCAAGTTATCGACGGTATCGATTCGGCTATCGGTGTCGCGCTCGAGAAGATCGGGCTTTTGGCTGAGAACTATGCAGCCAAGAAATGCCCGGTCGATACCGGCAACCTGCGTGGCTCGATCACATACGAGGTGGATACCGACGACAACGCCGTGTACATCGGCACCAATGTCGAATATGCGCCGTACGTCGAGCTCGGCACTTCACGCCAGAAGGCGCAGCCTTTCCTGAGGCCCGCGGCTTCCGAGCACGGCGAGCAATACCGCCAAGTGCTGAAAAAAGCCCTCGGTGGCAGCAGTTAACATGATATTATTTATGTTAAATGCGCGAAGCAATGCGCTATACAGTATGGGGTCGAAGCATGTGCCCCAGAGTCCGAAGGAATGGAGCGAACACCATGGCACTCACCCGCAAGCTCCTCAGGTCCATGGGGATCGAGGACGAGAAGATCGACCAGATCATCGACGCACATACCGAGACCGTCAACGCGCTGAAGGACGAGCGCGACGAGCTCAAGGACGCTGCGGACCGACTGAAGAAGGCCGAGGCAGAGCTCGAGGAGCTCAAGGCCAAGCCGGCAGACGGTTACAAAGAGAAGTTCGAGAAGGAGCACGCCGATTTCGAGGCGTTCAAGGCGGACACCGCGAAGGCTGCCGCCGACCGTGAGAAGAAGTCGCTGTACCGCAAGCTGCTCACCGATGCAGGCGTCGACCCCAAGCGCATGGATGCCGTGATGCGTGTCGCCGACCTGTCCGACATCGTGGTCGAGGACGGCGCCATCAAGGACGCCGACAAGGTCACGGAGAAGGTCAAGGGCGAGTGGTCGGATTTCATCCCGGCCACGAATACGAAGCCCGCGAAGGTCGACACGCCGCCTGCAGGCGGTGGCGACGGCGCGGCAGAACCGAAGTCGCTGGGCGACGCCCTGCGGCAGAAGTACACCAAGCAGAACACTGATTAAAGGAGGCAATTATGCCTATCACCCTCGCAGAAGCCAAGGTCGGCATGGCCGACAAGGTCGACCAGCAGGTCGTCGACATGTTCCGTCGCTCCTCCCTGCTCCTCGACCGCCTCACCTTCGACAACGCCATCTCCCCCGGCACCGGCGGCTCCACGCTCGTCTACGGCTACACCCAGCTGAAGACGCCTTCCACCGCCGCCGTCCGCGCCATCAACTCCGAGTACACCGCCAACGAGGCCAAGCGTGAGAAGAAGACCACGCAGGCTATCATCATGGGCGGCTCCTTCGAGGTCGACCGCGTCATCCAGGATACTTCCGGCGCCATCGACGAACTCGTGTTCCAGGCCGACGAGAAGATCAAGGCCACGGCCAACTTCTTCACGAATTGCGTGATCAACGGCACCGCTGCCGGTACTGCTGCACCCGGTAAGACTACCGGCACTTTCGACGGCCTCAACAAGCTGCTCGCTAACTCTTCTACTGAGTACACCGCTACGGCCGACCTGTCTACTAGCGCGAACGTGACTGCTAATTACAACCAGTTCCTCGACGAGCTCGATGAGTTCATCTCCGGCCTCGACGGCATGCCCGATATGCTGCTCATGAACCGCAAGATGCTCTCCAAGCTCCGCGGTATCGCACGCCGTGCCGGTTATTACGAGTCCACCAAGGACGATTTCGGCCGTGTCGTCGAGACGTATAACGGCATCGCGCTCATGGATGCCGGCGAGTATTACGACGGCTCCAAGACTGTCGACATCGTCGCCGACACCGCCGCCGCAGCCGGCACCTTCGGCACTTCCGATATTTACGCCGTCAAGTTCGGCCTCGATGCATTCCACGGCATCTCCCCGACCGGCACCAAGGTTATCACGTCCTACATGCCCGACCTTACCCTCCCCGGTGCGGTCAAGAAGGGCGAGGTCGAGCTCGTCGCCGGCGTCGCCCTCAAGAACACGCTGAAGGCCGGCCACATGAAGGGCATCATCACCGCCCCAAAAGCGGCGTAGGCGGTGAGACGTCGCGTGTCGGCAAGGCACGCGCTGGAAATGCTAGAGTAGGGAGGTCCTAGACCATGGCATACGAAAGCCACAATTGGCAGAACGACGAGGTTATCACCGCCGACCTCCTGAACGCTATGGAGGACGGCATTGAGAAGGGTAACTCCGACGGCATCACTTCTGTGACCGTAAATACCCTCAATGCTGGTGAGAGCGCCACCGCATCTGTCAGCGGGGGTGTCCTCACCCTCGGCATCCCAAAGGGTGACAAGGGTAATCCTGGCGCGCAGGGTCCAGCCGGTCCGAAAGGCGAGACGGGCGCGACCGGCACCCCGGGCGCTCAAGGACCGAAAGGCAACACCGGTGCCACCGGCCCCAAGGGCGCTGACGGCGTGACGCCCACCATCGGCACCAACGGAAACTGGTTCATCGGCTCGAAGGATACCGGCAAACCGTCACGCGGAGCGGCTGGAGCAGCCGGTGCCGCAGGTCTCGGGGTGAAGACAATCACACTTACCACCGACTCGACCGGCAAGGTCACGTCCGGCAAGTGGACCGATACCGCCAATGGCCAGCACGACATCATCGTGAGCACAGTGGGAGCATAGGTGGTTTGAATGGCTGATACTGCCCTGATGCAAGAGGTAATGGAGCACATCCACAACTGGTTCGAGTGCGATTACCTCGCAGGTGAGCTCACTGTCGTGGACGGCGAGCTCACCCTCCCGCATGGTTTCGTCAAGCCGGACCAGTATTACCGCATCATCGGCAGCGTCTTCAACGACGGCCTGCACCAGTACCCGACATCAGACCTCACCGACGAGGTATTCGACGGCGAGGTCTGGGCGTTGGCCGTGCCGAAGGCGGTCGTAGACATCGCGACCGAGATCGAGGCGTGGTGTAAGGCCAACCCCGACACCGTATACACATCTGAGTCGTTCGGTGGGTATTCGTATACGAAGGCCGCAGCGTCCGACGGCATGCCGATACGATGGCAGGACGCATTCCGCCGGCGCCTCAACCGCTGGAGGAAGTTGCCATGAGCTTGATCGACGCGTTCAAAGAGCCTTGTGTCATAATGAACAAGGTGAAGGTGTCCGACGGCGAGGGCGGTTTCACGACCGCCTGGCAGGAGGGCGCCGAATTCGAAGCGGCTATCGTGAAGGACACGAGCCTCGAGGCACGTATTGCCGAGAAGGACGGCCTCACGAACACGTATACCGTCACCACGTCGGCGAACGCCGCGCTCGAGTTCCATGACGTTTTCAAGCGCAAATCGGATGGCCAGGTATTCCGCGTCACGTCGAACGGTAATGACAAGCGCACGCCGCCTGTCGCATCGTTCCAGTTTGAGCAGGTGAGCGCTGAGGAATGGAGCCTATCATGACACCGGCAGCTGCGATCTACGGTTTCATGGCCGGTTTCGGCATCCCGGCATACGCGGCGACTTCCGTGCCCGACGAGGCGGAATTCCCGTACATCACGTACGAACTAGCAACTGATGATTTCTGGGGCGGGGAAGTCGCATTGGCCATGGATATTTGGTATCGTGGCGACTCCGAGGCTGAGCCGAACGCGAAAGCCCACGAGGTCTCAAAGGCACTTATCGGCTACAAGTGCATCCCATGTGACGACGGCGGAATCATACTCAAAAAGGGCTCGCCGTTCTGCCAGAGCATGGGCGATACTGTCGACGACAAGATCAAGCGCCGCCATATCAATTTGACGGCTGAGTTTATCACCTCATTCTGAGAGGACAAGTTAAATGGCTAAGTTCACGCAGATCCCGACGGATACCTTCAAGAAGCTCCAGCTCAACGCGGGTATCCTCATTTCCGAGTTCGACCCGGCGACCGGCAAGCTCACCGCGACCAATATCATCGGCGCCACGTCCGGCGGTGTATCGTTCGAGGCAGTGCCCACGTTCACCGACTTCGGCGAGGACATCGACAATTGCCCGAAGAACACGAAGGAACTCAAGCGCATCGACATGTGGGAATGCAAGATGTCCGGCTCCTTCGTAACGATGGACACCAAGGTCGCGACTTCCGTCATCGGTGCCGCCGCCGTCGCGAGCAACGACCCGACCAAGGTCGTGCCACACAACGCGATCGACGCCAAGGACTTCAAGGACATCTGGTGGGTCGGCGACTACTCCGACATCAATGAAGACGGCACGTCTGCCGGCAAGGCCGGTTTCATCGCAATCAAGCTCATCAGCGCGCTGTCGACTGGCGGTTTCAAGATCCAGTCTGGCGACAAGGCGAAGGGCACGTTTGAGTTCGAGTATACTGGCCACTACAGCCTCGAGAACATCGACACCGTACCGTTTGAGATCTACATCAAGGCAGGTTCGGCCAATGCGTAAGCATTACATGAAAGAGGAAAAGTAAATGAAACTCAGTGACATCAAGGGTGACCGCGTGCTCGACGTCATCGCCGACATCATCGACCCTATCGCGAACATGGTGCAGGACAAGGACGTCGCCGCTATGTTCAAGCGCGAGGCCGTGCCGGAGGGCATGGATGCACGCGATTTCTTCGCGAAGCGCATGTGTAAGGGCCTGCCTGTTTTGCTCAAAAGCCATAAGGCCGACATCATCGCCATCATGGCGGCGATCGAGGGTGTGACCCCTGAGCAGTATGCTGCATCGCTCGATTTCCCCAAGTTGTTCACCGACGTCATGGAGCTCGTGACTGACGATGCGTTCCTCAATTTTTTATCATCGTCGGAGACGGGGAAGGGCGCAGATGTGCCTGGCTCTGCCTCGGCGAATTTCGAGGTCCTCTAAGGGCAGACGCATTCGTCAAGTTCGCACTGGCCCGCTATAGGAAAGAACGGGACGAGATGGCGTTTAAGGTATACGTCACCGACTCCCTATACCTCATGGGCCATCAGAAGTTTATCGGTCGCCGATGGTACGACCAAGTCCGGCCCAAGGTATATGAAGACATCGACGCTGCCGCAGTCGTGGCGGACGTCACGAAAAGGGCGGGATTGGTGGTCGTATGAATCTACTCGACCTCGCCGTCAAGATCACATGCGACGACCAGGCATCCGGCGAGGTCGACAAGATCAGCGACGGCATCAAGAACAAACTGGGTGCCGCTGCTAAAGCCGGCGTTGCGGCCGCGGCGGCAGTCGGTACCGCGACAGTCGCAATCGGTAAGACTGCACTCGACGCATATTCGAATTACGAGCAGCTCGTCGGCGGTATCGATACCCTGTTCAAAGCCTCGTCAGGCAAGATGCAGCAGTACGCGGCAAATGCCTACCAGACGGCCGGCGTCTCAGCCAACCGCTATATGGAGATCTCGACGAGCTTCGCGGCAGCGTTGATCAGCTCACTCGGTGGCAACACTGAAGCAGCAGCCGATATGGCCAACACCGCCATTACGGACATGAGCGATAATGCCAACAAGATGGGTACGTCGCTCGAGACCGTGCAGGAGGCGTACCAGTCGCTCTCGCGCGGCAATTACGAGATGCTCGACAGCTTGAAGCTCGGCTACGGAGGCACTAAGGAAGAGCTCAGTCGTTTGTTGGACGACGCCGAGAAGTACGCGGCAGCGCAAGGCGAGGTACGCGATTTCTCGATCGACTCATACTCCGACATCGTCGAGGCCATCCACATCGTGCAAGACGAGATGGGTATCACAGGCACGACGGCCAAGGAGGCCGCGACTACCATCGAGGGCTCCGTTAATATGGCGAAGGCCGCATGGGACAACTGGCTCGCAGGCCTCGGCAATGAAGATGCCGACATGGAAGGCCTGACGAGCCAACTCGTCGAATCTGTCGCCACCGCGGGCGAGAACATCATCCCGAGGGTCGGCCAAATCATGGCGTCTATCGGCCAGACGGTCGTAGAGTATGCACCGGGTGTCGGCCTCTACCTCCGCAATGCACTCATCAGTGTCATGCCTGAAGCCGTGCAAGGGCCGATGCGCGATGCGTTCGCAGGCGTCGACAAAGTCGTCGGCAAACTCGAAAGCGTATTCAACGACAATTTGAAGCCGGCAGCCGACGCAGCGAAAAGCGTTTTCAGCGCGATCAGCTCTGGCGTCAAGACTTTCGGCGATAACGTCAACGACCTAGTGCTCCCCGCGATCGACACGCTATCGCCTGCTTTCAATGATTTCTTCGGGGCGATCCAGGCGGCGCAGCCCCTGTTCGAGTTCATCGCGAACATCATCGGTGTCGCGCTCGCTGCGGCGATCAGTGTGGCCATCAAGCTGTTCGCTGCTGTCACAGAGGTCATCGCATTTGTCATCACTGGTTTCGAGCAGCTGTATGAGGACATCTCGGGGTTTGTGACCGGTGTCGTGCAGTTCTTCACTGTCGACCTGCCGAACGCAATCAACGCATTGGTGCAATGGTTTGCGTCGTTGCCTGACAACATCGCGGCGTTCCTGTCGACGGTCATCGCGAAGATCGCGTCGTGGGTGTCGCAGATGGCGTCGGATGCCACCAGTGCAGGCTCGCAATTCGTGTCGAACGTCGTCAATTTCATCGTGTCCTTACCAGGTAGGATCGCGTCGTTCCTCGGGCAGGTCATCTCGCGTGTCGGCTCGTGGGTCGGCGAGATGGCATCAGGCGCAGCGCGTGCGGCATCGCGGTTTGCGAGCAGCCTCATCAACGGCCTCGCATCCATTCCAAGGCGTGTCGTGTCAATCGGTTCTAATATTATCCAAGGCATGGTAAAGGGTGTCACAGGTGCAGCTGACAAGTTGATCGGTGCTGTTAAAGGTGCAGTCGACAATGCCATCAACGCAGCCAAGAACCTGCTCGGCATCCACTCCCCGTCGCGCGTGTTCCGTAAAATCGGTCAATACACCATGCAGGGTGCGGCACTCGGTGTCGACGATGATGCTGACGTGTTGTTGAGGTCTACAGACAACGCGATGCGCGGTATGATTTCAACGGCACAAGATATCGCCATGCCCGCCGCCAGCAGCACGGCCGGCGGCGAATCGGCCGTTATCAGCTGGTTGGCCGAGAACCTGCCATCCATCATCGCCGAGTTCACGCCCGTTATGGGCGAATCGGAGTTCGGGCGCAAGGCGAGAAAGGCGGTCGCGTATGCTTGATATCAAATACAAGTCAAATGCGGGGACTGTCATCCCGCTCAATTCTGGTGTATATGTCGGCAAGCCGAACGATCTCTTTAGCCGCGAATGGGACTACAAAATCGGGTATCGCGCACTGGCCACGGCCTCGCGCGGTGCCCGCAAGGTCTCATTCAAGGCGTTTTTCGCAAATATGGCGCAGGCTGACGATTTCCGCCGATGCGCCGACTCCGACATGCAGAAGGGCACACCAGGCACTATCTACGTCGATGGTTGGTTTCAGCGCTGTTTTGTCGTGGCTTCTAATGTCGACGGCATCGGTAGTAATTTCTTCGCGACGAAGCTAACAATGATTCTGCTTGACGGTGTATGGCTCAGGGGTACGACGACGGCGTTCGTGCCAGTGCGTGCCTCGGATGATTACGAATTCCTCGACTTGCCGCACGATTTGCCGTACGACCTCGGCGTGACGGCGCCGCGACAACATGTGATCAATACGGGGTATTTAAACAGCCCCGCGAAGCTCATCGTGTATGGGCCAGCGGTCAACCCTTCCGTACGTCTGGCCGGTAACCTGTACCAGGTTGACGTGACGGTGCCAGATGGCGGCTACATGGACATAGACCCGTTGCGCCGAACAGTCACCGTGGTCGCCGCTGATGGCACCACGATGGATGCTTTCAGCAAGGCGCATCGAGGCAGCGGTGCTGGGTCTGGTGAGTACATCTTCGAGCGCGTACCCGCTGGCACGTCTGAAATCTCGTGGGACAACTCTTTCGGTTTCGACCTCACTTTATATGAAGAGGAGGGCGAGCCTTCATGGTCTTAGTAATACATGATTCAACACTCGGAGATATCCGAGAAATTGAAGACTTCGAGCTCGATCTCGCATTCGGCAGCGATGAGAACGCGCTGAAACTCGAGGCGCGTGCTGATGAGGCACCTGTCGAGGGTCAACTCGTGTTCATCGACGGTACGGAGTACGGCGGCATTATCGACCAAGTAAGTTACGATGCTGGCAGGGAGGCCACGGGGTCAATCCTGTGCAGTGGCCGTACCTGGCACGGCATCCTGGCGGGCAAGCGTTTGCTCCCCGATTCTGGAAGTGGATACCTCTCCGTCAGTGGCAAGGCGGACGATGCGCTCGCGTCGCTCATCGAGCGCATGGGGCTTTCTGAGCTGTTCTCCGTCGCTTCCGACGACACGTCGGTGAGTTACGCCTTCGATCGATTCGTGGACGGCTACAGCGGCCTGAAAGCCATGGCGAAGGCCAATGGTCGCAAGGTCGTCATGCGCCGCAAGGGTGGCAAGGTGGAAATCTCTCTGCCGCCCGCGGTAGACTATGCGAACAAGGTCGATTCCGACCTTTTGAACTTCACACTGACCTCGGTTCACCGCTGCGTGAACCACCTGGTCTGTGCTGGCACGGGTGAGCTCGAGAACCGCGTTGTTGTTCATTTCTACGCGGACGCGGCCGGCAACGTCAGCCACACTCAGAGCCTGTTTGGAGTCGACGAGATATGCGCGCTCTACGACTACAGCAACGCCGACGATGCGAAGCTCGAGGAGGAGGGCGGCAAGAAGCTCAGGGAGTACCAGACCCAAGGCAGCGTCGAGGTCGATGCGCACGACGACATCGACGTCGATGTCGGCGACATCATCTCGGCGCGCGATAACGTACATGGTAAGACCGTCAGCGCGACTGTGGTGAAGAAGATCGTGCAGGTCTCACGCGGCGTGGCAACATATAGGTATGAGGTCGGCAGCGAGACCACGACGAAGAACTCATCCAGCGCGATCGCCGATGGAGGTGGCGGGCACGCGTACCTTGCTGGAAAGGGCCTGAAGCTCGAGAACTACACATTCAGTGCAGAGGTCGACGCGGAATCGCTCAAGGCCGTTGAGGCCAAGGCCGACAAGGCCGTAACGGACGCCTCGAATTCGCTCCAGACGTGGGCACAGGCGGATATCGCCATGGGTAAGGTGTCTACGCTCGCAGAGGGTGCGGACGCCACCGCGTCGCTATCCGGCGAGGGGCTCGTCAAGACGCTCTCGCTCGGTATCCCACGCGGCGCCACTGGTATCCAAGGCCCTAAGGGCGAGACAGGTGCAGCTGGCTCGCAGGGGCCTCAGGGTATCCAGGGTCCGAAAGGCGACACAGGCCCGCAAGGGCCGACTGGCCCGCAAGGCCCTAAAGGTACTACTGGACCGCAGGGCCCTAAGGGCGAAACCGGTGAGCAAGGTCCGCAGGGCGTGCAGGGAAAGCAAGGCCCACAGGGTATCCAAGGCGAGACCGGCCCGCGTGGTCTGCAAGGTGTCCAAGGTGTCCAAGGCCCTAAGGGCGACACAGGCGAGGGTTTTTCCATCTCGAAGGTATACGCCAGCTACGGCGCAATGCAGGCGGGATGGAAGACGGACGGTGTGAAGGTCGGCGGTTTCGTTGTGATCAGCTCGAATGTCGAGGACCCGCACAATGCTGAGCTGTACGTGAAGACGTCCAATGGCTATTCGCTCATAGCAGACATGAGTGGCGCGACCGGCGTAAAGGGCGCACAAGGCCCGACAGGTGCACAGGGCCCTATCGGCGCGACCGGTGTGAAGGGTGCTACCGGCCCGCAAGGACCGAAAGGCGATCCCGGTGCCACCGGCCCGCAAGGGCCAAAGGGAGACACAGGAGCTACTGGTGCGACCGGCGCGAAGGGTGCTACCGGTGCGACGGGCCCGCAGGGCGTCAAGGGCGAGCAAGGCGAACGAGGGCCTCAGGGCATCCAAGGGCCGAAGGGTGAGAAGGGCGACCGCGGCGACTCCGGCGTTACCGTCCCGCTGTCGGGGTTCTTCTCTCTCACGGTCGATTCCGATGGCAACCTCTGGTCGCACGTGGCAGACGGGGCGGCGGCACCGCCACTCTCATACGATTCAACCACTGGCGAGCTTTACTACGAGATAGGTGAGTGATCATGGCGAGATACCTTGTAGGTAACATCAAGGGCCCCAAGGGCGACACCGGTGCTACCGGGCCGCAGGGAGCCACGGGTGCGCGAGG